TGAACAAATAGTGGAGTCAGCAAAAATTGCTTGTATATTTGGAAGAGCAGGAATAGGGAAAACACACGCTCTTATGGATTGGGTAAAGCAATATAAAGGAAGAGGAGTTTTTATAACAGCTGAAAATGGAATATCAGCTGTTGGACTAATCAAGAAAATAGCAAGAGAATTAAAGATAGATTATACTGGGTCAGCTGATACAGTGAAAGAAAGAATAAAAGACGCTATTAGATTTACAGAAACTATTATCATAATTGATGAGGGAGAACATTTAAAACCTGCAATAATTGATATAGTGAGAAGTATTGGAGACCAAACAGGTGCAGGGATAATAATTGCTGGTACAGAAGCATTAAAATCTAAAATATACTCGCAAAGAAAAGAATATGAATATCTATATTCTAGGGCAGTTGTAAATATGAGTTTAAGAGATTTAAAAATTGATGATATAGCTAAAATAGTTAGAAATTTCTTAAAAAATGAAGTTGATTTATATACAGAAACTGAATTAACAAAGTTATTTAGTTTAATAAATATGACTGTAAAAGGTTCAGCAAGACAACTATCTAACTTGTTGAGTTTGGCAAGTGATATTGCAAATCAAAACATGAGTTTAAAAATTACAGAAGATTCTATAAAAGCAGCGATTACAATGCTAGTTATTAGTTAGGGAGGGATAGTAATGAAAGATTTTACATTAACAGAAGTAGCAAAACAAGAACTTATTAAAGAATATGGAGAAAAAGCAGTAATAGTAGATGAAGAGCTTAATCAATTGGCTAAGCTATTAGTTAAGAGAAAAGACTATATAAAAGCTTTTAATAATGGAAATTATAAAGCAAAGGAAAGATATTTTGAACTTATGGAAGAATCAAAAAAAATTATAAATAAAATTAATAAAAAAATTTAAGTTAAGGTAGTGTTAATTGAAATAGTGTTATTTTGAAAGTGTTCAAATGGCTTTCGAGGGAGGTTTTTATGAGTGATTGGGCTTTAGCTGGATTAGTTTTAGCTATGTTTATAGCAGGATTTAATGTAGGTCAAGATTTTAAATATAAGAAGTGGATTTTTAGAAAGAAAAGGGCATATAAATATTATATAAGTGGTATGTATTCAATATCAGGAACTATAATGTTTGCAGGTTGGACATCAGAATTTAACAATGAAATAACAAGTGAAGAATTAAAAAAAATTAAAGAGAATGAAGAAAAAAAGATGAAAGATAAGTATAAAACTTCTGATGCAACATTTGGAATTATTTATATAAAGAAATTAAAGGATTAACTATGGAATTTAAAGATTTATATAGGATCAATGGAATACTTTATGTATACAAATATAATAATGGTGTTTATGCAGTATTAGAGGATATATTAACAGGTTATGAAGAATTTATAAGGTTAGAAGAATTAAAAGAATATGAATATAAAAATGGAGGTAAATAATGGATTTTGATAAATTAACAGATGAAGAAAAAGAAGCAATGAGAAAGGCAGTATTAGAGGAAGAAAAAGCAAAAGAAGCTAAAAGAAAAGAAAAAATAAAAGAATATAAAGGAATTGTAGATGAAATAGTAAAAGAAAATTTTAATAAAGTTGAAAAACTTGCTGAAACATTGAAAAGTACTAAATTAGAAATTTTTAAAAGTTTTGAAGCTATTTTAGAATTAAAAGAAGAATTGTATGGAATAAAAGAGACTCAAAGAAGCCACACTTTTACAACAAGTGATGGAAACTTATCAATAATAATAGGGCACAGAATAATAGATTCTTTTGATGATACTGTACATAGTGGAATAGCTAAGGTAAAAGAGTATATTTCTAAACTAACAACTAATGAACAACCAGAGTTGGAAAAATTAATAGACTTGTTGTTGAAAAAAGACAAGAATGGTAATTTAAAGGCTTCAAGAGTATTAGAGTTGGAAGCTATTGCAAATGAAAATGGTAATGAAACATTACTTGAAGGAGTAAAAATAATAAAAGAAGCATATAAACCAAGTAAATCTAGCACTTATGTTGAGGCTTATTATAAAGATAAAACTGGAAAAATGGTAAGTATTCCACTATCTATTACAAGCGTAATTGAGGAGAGAAATGGAGAAGATAAAGAACGGGCAAATTAAGTATATACACATTTTAAAAAGTAAATTAAATCTAAAAGATGAGAATTATAGGGCACTTTTGGAAAGTAAATTTAACAAGAAAACATCTAAGGATCTCAGCTCTAAACAAGCTGAGGTTCTTATCAAAATTTTAGAAAGATTAATAAATAACTATGCAACTGATAGGCAGAAAAGTAGATTTAATAGTTTATACAATAAAGTCTATTATGAAAAAGATAAACAAGACTTTATTGAAGAGTATTTGGGAAAAGGAAAAACAGAGAATAATATGAGTATTCAAGAGTGCAGTAAATTAATTTATATTCTTGAAGAAATAGTAGATTGGCAGGAGAAAAGAAAATTGAATTATTCTAAAATAAACAAAGGAGAAGAATGAGAACAGAAACAGAGATAAGAAATAAATTAAAAGAATATGAAGAAAACATTGAATTTTTAAAAAATTCTAAATTAGGAAAGAAGGAATTAATTCAGGAATTAACACAAGAAATAATTATTTTTAAATGGGTATTAGAGGAAATTGGAAAAATTTAATTTGGAGTGGTGGAAATGAATAAAAAGAATACTAAAAAATTTATAAAAAGAATGATAGATAATTATATAACAATTTTACCTTGTAAATTTACAGATGTAACTTTTGATAATGGAGAATTACCGATGTTTACATCTAAAAAACCTCTTGGTTTAGGGAAAAGCATAATAGTAAAACAATTTATAAGAGGGAAAATAATAGGGAAAGTAAAATCTTTAAAAAGATTTAAAACTAATAAATATAGTGGTTGGACAATGCTTGTTGCTGTTGAAAGCACTGACAGTGATGATTGTTTAGAGTTAGGAGAGATATAAAATGTGGAAATGTAAAAAGTGTGGAGAAGAAGTAGGAGTGAGAATGGGAATTTTAGTAAAATTAAATTCAAATAAAGAAACTACTGGTGATGATTTAAGTTTGTATGATACAGATTATTATGAATGTTCTCACTGTCATAATTATTCATATTCTGATGTGGAAGAAATAGCTGATTGGGAGGAAGATTAATGAAAGAAATTAATATAACAAGACATGCACTTATGAGATATGCTTCAAGAGTTTATAAATATCAAATTATCAATGACCGAACATTTGATATTTGGAAAAAAACAAATGAAGATAAAATAGAAAGATTAGAAACAGATTTAAAAGATGAATTTCAAGGAACTGAGTACATCTGTACAGCAGCTTATGATGCTCATAAAAAAGCAGAATTTTACATCAATAAAGATAAAATGATGACTTATGTAGTAGCTGGTGAAAATATGGTAACTTGTTATCAAATAAATTATGATTTAAGTGATGAGGGAAATAAAGCTATTTTAAATGTATTATTAGATAATTTAAAAAAAGCTAGAATTGATGAAGATAATTTTGAAGATAAGTATTTTAAAGAAAGAGATGACTTAAATAGAGAACTTAGATTACTTAAAGCTGAAAGTGAATTATTAAACTCAAAATTAAAGACTTTAAAAGAAAAAGAAGCAAGAATTGAAGCAAGACAAAATGAAATAGCAGGAGAGCAGGTAGAACTAAGAAATATTATAAAAGTTGCTGAAGAAAAGATAGTGAGAAGTAAACTAGCTTTATAAGGAATAAAAATGGAAAGTAAAGAAGTTTTAAAACTTATAAGAGAAGCAAAAAAAGGGAATAATGAAGCTATTGAAACATTAATTGAAAGGTATTTGAATACTGTTAGAAAGATTAATCATAAGTGGGGGAACACGGATGATGGATTCCAGGAAGGAATACTTGGAATCTATCAAGCAATTAAAACATTTGATGAAAGTTACAATACTAAGTTTATGACACATCTGTATTTTCATATTGAAGCAAAAATAAGGAGATATATAGATAAAGAAAGGTATAGAGTACCTCAGTATGTCATAGAGAGCATTAAAAAGGGTGAACAAGAAAGAGTTTATTTTTCAGGAATTGAAGATCTTGAAATTGGAGATGAAAATATAAAAATAGATAATTTAGAAAATAAAGTACTTATAGAAAATTTACTAAATTGTTGCACAAAGAAAGAAAGGCAAATATTGGATCTCTTATTTTTTAAAGGTTATTCAGGAGAGGAGATAGCTAAGAAATTTGGAATGTCAAGGCAATGGGTTCATAGTATGAAACATAGAGCATTTGAAAAAATTAGAGAGAATATAAGATAAAAGAGAGGTCTAATCCTCTCTTTTTAATTGAATTTCTTTTTTTAAAATTAAATTTTTTAATTCTTCTAAGTCATCTAAAGTAGCATGATTATTAATAAAACTACGGGCTGTTGAACGGTATGATAAATATTGATTTTTTTTTGGATTTTTCTCTCTATACGACTTATTTGCTTTTTTTTGAGATTCTGATACAGCCATAAAGTCCTCCTTTTACAGAAATTTTAAAATAATAGATACTGTAACTGCAATGATTCCTAAAACTAAAATTAATATTTGAATTTTTTCTTTAGACATAGTATAATTGAGTAAGAGATAAGGTACTTGGGGAATTTCTTCCCCTTTGATGTTTTAGAAGAATAACTGGAAGAGTTCTATAATTACTTTAACTATTTCTAATATGGCGAGTATTATTGATAGTGTAATTAAGATTTCTTCGGTTGTTCTTTTTTTCTTTTTCCTACTCACTTTCTCACCTCCTTATGTATTTATTATACACCATAGTATATAAAAAGTCAAGCTTTTTTTATTGAAAATTAAAAAATAATATGATATATTTTAATATATTTAATCATTTTATTAAGGGGGATTGTTTATGTTTGGAATATTTGATGAAAAAGGAATTTGCTCAATTTGTGGAAAAGAAAAAACAAGTAAAAAACTAAATGATGGTTTTATATGTAGTAAATGCTTGGATTTATGTGGAAACAATAGAAATACTTTTAAAAAATTACAAGAAACAACAAAAAATGAAATCCTTGAAGAAATTGAAAAAGAAAAAAAAGCAAATTTAGATATTGCTAATTTTATGGGAACAAGGGGAGTAGGAAAATTAATAAAATTCGATGATAATGCAAAGAAAATATTATTTCCTAAGACATTATTAAGAAAAGCTAGAATATACGATTATTCTGAGTTGTTGGAATATGAAATTCTTGAAGATGGAAATACTATAACAAAAGGTGGACTTGGAAGTGCAATAGTTGGGGGAGCACTTTTTGGTGGAATAGGAGCAGTAGTTGGAGGTCTTACTGGTGGGAAAAAAGCTAAAGAAGTTGTTAAAAGCTTGAAAGTAAAAATTGTCTTAGATAATAAGATAGTCCCAGCTGAATATATTGAGCTATTAACAACTGAATTCAAAAAAGATGGTTTTGTGTATAGAGCAGCAAAACAGCAAGCTGAAGATATAGTTGCTATACTAGCTTCAATTGTTAGTGAAAATGAAAAAAATCAAGCTAATAATGCTAATATACAAAATACAAATGATCCAATAACAGAAGTAAAAAGATATAAAGAACTTTTGGATAATGGAATTATCACACAAGAAGAATTTGATAAAAAGAAAAAAGAGCTATTGAATTTATAAAAATTAATAAAAAATTTATATTAATAAGAGAGGTTTTATTATGTCTAATTTTGAAAAAATTATTAATTTAGATGGACTTATTTTTGAGTATGATGAAGACAAACAAAAAGAAATTTTAAATTTTTTTGGAATCCCTTATGATGAATACAAAAAAAGAATTATTGGAAAAAATAAAGAATTTGAATTTCTACTTATTTTATATTTAACCGAAAATTTTGAAAGTATTTTAGGGTATGATGAAAAAATTTCAAATCTTTCAAAAGAATATACTTCTGATCTTATAGTAACTCCAAAAAATAAGAAAAAATTTCTTTTAGAAATAAAACATACAGATAAGGAATCATTTGAAATTAGTCTAGGAAATTTAAGAAAAAGAATGGAATTTGCTAAAAAGGAAGGGTTAGATTTATTTTTTGCAATATCTATAAAAGGTTTTTGGATGTTATTTGATGCTAAATATATTGAAGAAAAAAAAGGAAAAATTGTTGTAGATGATGCAATAAATTCAAAACTATATGAAATTTTAAAAATTTTTTCATATGTTTTTTATAGTAAACTTGGTTATGATAAGGGAAATTTTAAGGTAATAAGTGTATTTTCTAAAACAGAAAAAAATAATTTAGAAATAATGCACAATGATTATGGAAAATTAGTTTCATTTGAGTTTTTTGTTGATGACAAGGAAATATTTAAGATTAATTTTGAGAATAAAGAAAAAATAAGCCTAATATATATTCTTGAAGGAATATTTGATAAAATATCAAATGGTGAACAAAAAATATATAATTTTTCAGATAAGACATACATTATAGAAAAAATAAACGCTCCTATATTTGTTAGTGAAATAGAATTTTTACTTTCACCAATTGAACATATTATTGGAAATGATTATAAAAGATATGATATTCCAAAATACACAAAAAAACTTGTTTTAGGAGAAGAAAACTTAAAAAATAATATTACATTAGTACACATAAGGAATGTTATAGATTATTTAGTAGTAGAAGGAGTTAAGATATCTCGCTCAAAGAATGGAACTGAATATTGTGCTTTAGAGTTAAGGAGATGATATTGGAGGAAAAAATGACTAAGAAATATATAAGTGTAGCTCAAGCATCTAGCAGACTTAATGTTTCTATAGGAACAATATACAATTATTGTAAAACTGGAACATTAGGTTATAGATGTATAAAAAATTCAAAAAGATATACTTGGCAGATTGACTTAGAAAGTTTAGAATTGCTTGAAAAAAATAATTCTCACAAAAGTATCCTCCAAGTTAAGAATGACTTACAATATAGTTTATTTTAAGAGAGTTTTAAACTCTCTTTTTTTATTGTAAATTTTATAAATATTATAAATATTGCAACATTTGTAAAAGAAAAAAGTTATAACAATATAGAAACAAAAATAATGGAGGTGCTTTATGGATTTAGAGTTATTAAAAGCTAAAAAGCTATATGCACAAGGAAAAACAGCAAAAGAAATAGCTAGTGCTTTAAATAAATCATTAGGCACTATCTATCGTTGGATAAAAGATAATAAAGAACAATTTGAAGAAGCTAGGAAACTAGCAGGAATGACTTTAGATGATGTAGTTGATTTACTTGATGAAACTCACAAAAAAATATTAATTGAAATTTCTAAAAATCCTCAAGAATTCAAAGATCCAAAAACTGCTGATGCTTTGGTCAAAGTTGCAAGTGTTGTAGAGAAAGTAACAGCAAGAAGCGAAAAGAAAAAAGAACAAGCTAAGAAGGAAATTGAAGAAGAAAGAGGGGTGTTGATAGTTGATAATCTCTAAGAAAAAAAGGGAAATTAAACAAGTATCAGAAGTATTAACACCAAAATTTCATGAAGTTTATAAAGCTTGGAAAAGTAATAAGTACACAAAAATAGTTTGTAAAGGCGGAAGAGGATCCGCTAAATCAAGTAATATAGCTTTAATGTTGACACTTGATTTAATTAGAAATCCTCTAAATATAGTTTGTATTAGAAAAGTTGGTGAAACTTTAAAGAAGTCTGTTTATGAGCAAATAAAATGGGCAATTAAGCAATTAGGAGTTGAAGACTATTTTGAATATAAGTTAAGTCCTTTAGAAATCAGATACACAGAGAGAGGAAATAAATTTATATTTATGGGAGTTGATGATCCACAAAAAAGTAAATCAATAGTTGATTCAAGTTTTCCAATTACAGAATATTGGTTTGAGGAATTAGCCGAATTTAAAAATGAAGATGAAGTAGAAATGGTACTTGATTCAATATATAGAGGAAAGTTAAAAGATAATTTAAGGTATAAAGGTTTTTTCTCATATAACCCACCAAAAATGAAGCATAATTGGGTAAATAAGAAATACGAATATACTTTTAAAGAAGATGATGAAATATTTGTACATCACTCAACTTATCTAGATAATCCATTTATTTCAGATGATTTTGTAAAAAGAGCTGAAGCAGTAAAGTTAAATAACCCTATGAAATACAAGCATACATACTTAGGAGAACCTATTGGAAATGGAATAGTTCCTTTTGATAATTTGGAAATTAGAACTATTAGCAATGAAGAAATAAAAGGACTTGATAGGTTTAGAAATGGAGTTGACTGGGGGTATGGGATTGATCCAATGGCATTTGTTCGTTGGGGATATGATAAGAAAAAGAGAATAATCTATGCTATTGATGAATTTTTTGGAGTAGGAATTAAAAATAGAGAACTAGCAACTTTTATCATATCAAAGAATTATGATGAATTAGTTATGTGTGATAGTGCTGAACCTAAAAGTATAGATGAACTTAGAGAATATGACATCAGTGCTTCAGGAGCTAAAAAAGGAGCTGGAAGTGTTGAGTATGGAGAAAAATGGCTTGCAGATTTAGAAGCAATAGTAATTGATCCTAAAAGAACACCAAATATTTCTCGTGAGTTTGAAATGATAGATTATGCAACTGATAGAGATGGAAATGCTTTACCTCGTTTAGAAGATAAGAATAATCACAGTATAGATGCAACAAGGTATGCTTTTTCAAATGACATGAAAAAAGGAAAGTATGTTTATGAGTGTTAGAGAATGGATAAAGAAATGGTTCTTTAAGGACTGTTCAGTTATGACAGATGATAATGTAAATTTTAATCCATCTGATTATACAGCAAATATAGAATATAAAGCAGCTTTTATGCTTCCAATGTCCAAAAAAATTCAGGCTTGTCAAAATATAACTATGGCAGTTTACAAGAAGACAAAAGATGGAAAAGGAAAAGATTTAGTTAAAGAACATGTGTTAAATGATTTGTTCAATATGATAAATCCTAATACTTCTTTTCAAGATTTTCTTGACTATTTGCTTGTGTGGCTAGAAGGTAGCGATAATGGAGTTCTTTTAGAAGTTATAAAAGGAATCCCTTCTTTAAGACCTGATTTATATGTTCATTCCCCTTCAAATTTTACTGTCTATTTTGAAGGAAGAAGAATAAGGGAAATAAGAATAAATAATCCATTTAGATCAATTGTAGGAGATGAATTAAAAAACTACATGTGGATAAGAAGTCCAAACTACTTGAATATAATAGATGGAGTAAATTCTAGTGGTATAGGAAGTGGATATACAAAACATAATTCTATGGCTATGTATGGAGCATACAGTGAACAGGCTTGGAAATGGAACTGGAGTCTTGCTAAAAATCTTGGGAAACCAGGAGGAATTTTACAGACTGAGGGAGTCGTAGACAAAGAGGATAGAGAGGAAATAAAAGCAAGATATGCAGCACATTATGGAGGTTCTGATAATGCTGGAAAACCTATTGTACTTGGTTCTGGATTGAAGTATCAAGATACTTCAAGAGCACCAATTGACAGTGATTGGTCTACTGCTGAGCAAAAAGCACATGAAAGAGCAGCATTAGCAAGTGGGGTTCCTGCCGAGCTTGTTGGAGGTGGAGAAAGTACATATCAGAACAGAAAGCAAGCTAAAAAAGAACTCTATCGTGAAGCAGTTATTCCATTTTTCAATAAATTAAAAAGTTGGTTAAATTATTTATTTTCAGTGTATTTAAAAAATGGAGAGTTCATTGACTATGATTTAAGTGGGGCAGATGAGCTTAAAGAAGATATTGGAGATGTCATAACAAAACTTGAACCTTTAAAAGATAGATTGACTATAAATGAATATAGAAAAATAGTATCTTTATTAACTGATTTAAGTTTAGGAGATGTTGAAGGTGGAGATGTATTGCTCATTAATAGTGGAGATATGACTTTAGAAGAACTCACAAATCCAATTGAAGATAAAGAGGAAAGTACTGAGGATATATGAAAAGAGAAGTAAGAATAATTAAAGAATTTGAAATATTAGAAAAGAGATTAACAGCCAGAAACAAAAAAATAATAAAAAAAATATTTATAGAACTAAGAGAAAAGGTTATTGAAGATAACTCAAAAGCTTATGATTTAAAAACAATTATAAAAATTGATTATGAATGGCTTTTGAAAAAATTTAAAAAAGGACTTGAAGTAGTTTACTTATATACATTCGAGAAGACTTTTAAAGGTTTTCAAAATATCTACAAGAAAAAAATAAAATCTAAAACTATAAAGGGTATTAGAGATTATTTTTTAAAGAATTGGAATCAACAAAATGCTGGGAAACAAGCTAAAAGAATGACTAATACAACAAAACAAATCTTGAATAAAGTAATTACAGATGGACAGGAAGCAGGCTTAGGTCAAAAAGATCTAGTTGATGAATTAGTGAAAAGTATTAATGGAATGACAGAACAAAGAGCTACAACAATTGCTAGAACTGAAACAAGTAAAAGTGTTAATAGCACAAGCTATGAAATGTCCAAAAAAATTATGAAAGAAAAAAGATGGGTGCATATTGGTGGACAAAAAACACATCGTGAAAATCATAAAGCATTAGATGGAGAGTGGGTTCCAATAGATTATAAATGGTCTTTAAAAGATGGAGTAGAAGCTGAGCATCCACATCAAGATGGGTTACCTGCTTCAGAAGTTGTTAATTGTCGTTGTAAAGTAGTTTTTAGATAAAGGAGAGAACATGTCAAAAAAAAGAAGGTATAGAATTAAATTTTCTGATGAAGTTTTAAATTTTAAATGTAATCTTGCAGAGTTTAAAGAAGATGAAAATTCTAAGGGTAAATTTAAAGGACTTCTTGTTAATATGCAAGGAGATAACACAGCAAAAGGTATTTACAGATTTAAAACTGGAAGTATGAGAAAAAATGATGGTAAAAAATTATTTTTACAATATAACCATGAGGGGTCTCTAATTCCAATTGGAACTTTAATTGGAAAAGAAACTAAGGAAGGTTTTGAAGTAGAAGGAACATTTCACTTACAGAAAGATGAAAGTGGAGCATATATAAATCCTGAAGCAATGAAAGTTTATTCATTGATGAAGGACTTAGGTGCAGAATTTGAGATGTCTGTTGGTGGAGTTATGACAAAGTATAAAGACTATGTTGAAGATGGGAAATATTATATTGATATTTTAGAATTTGATGCTTATGAAGGAAGTTTAACACCTAAAGCAGCAGTTCCAGGAAGCAGAGTAACAAGAGTTTTTGGAGAAGAAAATATAGGAGGAAATAGAATGGGAAAAGATGAATTAATTGCAATATTTACAGGACTTTTAGAAACATTTAAAGCAGATTTATTAAAGGCAGGAACAGATGAAGAAATATCAAAATTACCTGCTGAATTTTCAAAGCTAACAGAGCAATTTAATGGATTAAAAGATAGTTTAGAAAAAGATTTAAAAGAAAATTTTTCTAAACAAATCAATGAATTAAATGATGTATTAAAAGGATTAAAAGCAGATTTTAAAGCAACTGAAGAAGAAGTAGATGATGCAGCACAGTTTAAAGCAATGCTATTAAATGTTAAAGATAATGGACAAAAGAATGAAATTGTCTTTAATGAAAACAGTAAATTAGAATTTAAAGATATGACAGTGGGAGATGGTAAAACAGGTTCTACTACAGGAAAAGCAATAGTAACAACAACAATAGTAAAAAAGATTTTAGAAAGAATACAAGATTCTAATCCAGTTCTAAAGGATATAACATTTATCACTACTGATGATGCTGGGATAACAATTCCAAGAGAAATGGCTGGTTTACCTGAAGTTGGATGGGTAGGGGAAGTTGAAGAAAGAAAAGATACTGCTGTAACAAAAGTTGAAAATATAACTGTAAATATATTCCAATTATATGCTTTACCTGTTGTTACAAATAAGCTTTTAGCAACAAATTATGTTGGTTATGCAACATTCTTATTAAAGAGAGTAGAATATGCTCTTGGCTTGAAATTAGCAGATTCTGTTTTCAATGGAAGTGGTACAAATATGCCATTAGGAATTTTAAAAGATACTGCTGTAACAAATCAACAAGAAATTGACACATCTGATGATGCAAAATTTATAGAAAGTATAATAGATATCTATTATTCAATTCCTACTGATGTTGCTAAAGAATCAAACTGGTATATAAGAAGAGAAACATGGCAACAAATTAGTAAATTAAAAAATACTAACAAAGATTTTTACATAACAGATTTAAACACAGGAAATACAAGAACATTAATGTCAAGACCTGTTGAATTAGTAGAATCTGAAGGTTCTGGATTAAAAACATTAAAAGAAGCAGTTGCAGTAACAGATCCAGTTATGGTTTTTGGAAATGTTAAAGAAGGACTTTTAGGAATAGAAAATCCAAAGATGACTATGAAGCTAGAAGATCAGATAACATCAAAAGGGCTAACTAAATATTATATGGAAAAAGGAGTAGGTGTTGGAGTACAACTTCCTGAATATTTTGTAAAAGTAGTGAAAAAAGCCTAGTAAAAAAGCTCCTGGTATTTCTATATCAGGAGCTGAAAATAGGAGTAAGTGATGGATAAAGAATTAGGATATGACTTAAATATAGCTAAAAGTCTTACAGGAATAGAAGATGAAGAGCTTTTAAAATTTTATATTAATAGTGTAATTCTTAAAATTGAAAGGGTTATAGGTTATAAGCTATTAAAAGCTAAAATAACAAATTTGATTAATGGACTTAATACAAATTATGTATTTCTTCCTGAAAAGAAAATTGAACAGGTTTTGAACGCTAATAGAGGCTGTAAAATACTTCCATTTAGTTATATTAACAGAAAAGTAATTTTTGATGAAATAATTTCTAAAAATTCTTATGTTGAAATTCAATATATTGCTGGGTATGATGAAATCCCTTCTGATGTTCTTCTTTTTATTTGTTCAATAATTAAAGAGAGTATAACAAATGAAGAGGGTTTAAAATCTTATGCAATAAGAGGAATAAGCTATACTTTTCTTAATAAAATAGAACAGTCAGATAATTTTGTAAGAGGAGTAAGAGATTTATTTGGGGTTGTAGAAATATGATAGTTAAAGCATTGAAAGAAATTGAATATTTAGCAAAACACCAGGTAGAAATTGGCATATTGGCTATTGATAAAAGTTTAATGGGAGAAAATGGAAAAGTTACTATATTAGATTATGCAATATGGAATGAATTTGGAACTCCTGATATACCAGCTCGTCCTTTTATGAGAAATGCACTAGATAGCAATAAAAGCTCTATTTCAAGATTGATTAAAGAAACTCCAAATAAGGTAATTAAGGGAGAGTTAAGTGGAAAAGAAGCATTAATGATAATAGGAGAAACTATAAGAGGGATGATTATTTTAAGTATTCAGGATGCAAAAAATTGGGCAATACCTAATTCTCCAAAGACATTAAAAATAAAAACTTCAAAAGGAAAAAAGGAAAATACAAAACCTTTAATAGATACAGGGTATTTAATAACTGCAATTAGGTATCAAATAGTAAATGAAAATGGGACAATAGAGTATTTGTCAGACTTTAAGGATATATAAAAATGGATAAAGTTATTTTATTAAGTAAGCACATAACAAATATAAAAGTTATTTCAAAAGCTGAAGGAAGATGGGAAAAAGGAAAATATATAACTGATGAAGAAAAAGAAAAGATTATAAAAGGTGTATATATGCCTGTTTCATCTGATACCTTGAAATATTATCCACAGGGAGAGGTAACTCTTAAAGATATGGAGTTATTTACAAAAGAAAAGTTAAAAGAAGGGGATATTGCTATTTTAAGAGAAGAAGAATTTAAAATAATTGAAATAACTGACTTTGATTATTTTGCTGACATAAAAAGCTATATTTTGAAGAGGAGTACAAAAGATGATTAGTAGGATTATTGATCTCTTAAATAAAATAGGGGATTTTCAAATAATTCCAGCTTATTCAGAGCATAAACCACCTGAAAAGCCTTACTCAACATATTCTATTATTAGCTTAAATAGTAAAGATTTTTTTGGAGAACATGAAAATAAATATGTAGAAAAAGAGAATATGTATCTTGAAACTACACAATACAGAATGTTAGGAAGAGTACAATTTGATATTTATTGTAATAGTCAAGATGAAACAATTGAAAAAGCTATTAATTTAAGAGAGACTATTCTTTTTAAATTAAGATATGAGTGGAATAGAATTGGAGTTGGAATTGTAAAACATTCTGAAATAAAGAATCTAAATGAAATTATAAATTCTAAATATGAGTATAGAAGTAGTTTTGACATAGTATTTGAATACATAAAATCAACAAAAGAAAGGGAAGTTACAATTGTAAATGAAATTGAACTAATTGCTAATGAACAAAAAAGGAGGAAGTAAATGAGTAACATATATAGAGAGCCTATAAAAGTTATTGTGGAAAAAGAAGTAGCCTTAACAGTAGCATCTTTAAATAAAGTGCTAATAGTAACTGATGATAAGAATGCTGATTTTAAATATTACAACAATTCCAAAGATGTAGCTACAGACTTTGGGAATAACTCAAAAGTTTACAGACTTGTAGAAGCATTTTTAGGACAAAAAGATGGTGATGGGAATATTCTTAAACCAGATTTTTTTGCAATAGTTGGAGTAGAAATTGCAGAAAAAGCAAAAGCTGGTGAAAAGTTAAAGGAAGTTTTAAATGAGAATTTAGATAAAGAATGGTATGCTTTTCTGACAACTTTTGATAGTGCAGATACTATTAAAAAGATTAGACCTTTTTTAACCGAAAATAGAAGAATCTATATAGCTGAAGTAAAGGCTTATCCGATTGAAGATGTAATGAAAAGTGATAGAGTAGTAGCTTTTTGGTCTCCTAAAATGGATATTGAAGAAAATAGAGAGTATAAAGCAGCCTCTTACGCTGGGGTTGTAATAACCAAAGGAGCAGGTTATAGAGTTTCATTGATTGAATTAGCTGGCGTTACAGCTGATACAGAACTTTCTAAAAAAGTAGAGCTAACTAAAAATAATATAACTTTTCCTGAAAAAAGAACCTCTGAAAATTACATAGTTGCAAATGGAGGAAAAGCACTTGATGGAACTTATCTTGATGAAACAAGTGCACTAGATTGCATAATTGTAAATATGAATGAAAACCTTGAAAAAGTCTTAATAAAAAAAGGTTTTAAACAAGATGATAGAGGTTATGCACTTATAGAAGAAACTCTTCATAAAGTTATGAAAGAAATGGGAGAGCAAGATTTAATAGCTGTTAAAGATGAAAAATATGAATATATAGTTTATCCAGTAACACAAACAAATACTGAAAGAGAACAAAGACTTGTTAGACCAAGAGTTTTATTTAGATTGGCAGAATGGGGATATTTTGTAGATTTAACTTTACAAAAAACATTTAAGGACATAGGTGGTAAATAATGGCTAATTTAGTAGATTTAAGTAAAAAAATACTAATATTTAATGGATATACATTAAAAGATATTAGAAAAATAACAATTGCAGCACCAGAAGATAGATATAAAAAATCTGAAAAGTCTCTTACTGGGAAAAGAAGAATTCTATATTCACCTGATCCAAACTTAGATATAACAGTTACAGTTCCTGTTGGGACTGAGGATGAAAAAGTTTTATTGACTGCTTCAGATGCAGTAATAAAAGGAACAGGTTATTTCAGAGATTCTTCTGTTGAAAAGTATAGCAGAGGAGTTTCAATTGAAGAAATGGCAGTTAATAAAGGTGAACTTGTTGGTGATGGTGAATCAGATGAAAGAGAATTTACATTAGTTTGCACAGGAGTAACAGAGGTGATGATTTAATGCAAAATACAGATAAGAAAAAAGATTTTTTAAAATCTTTGGAAGACAAAAAAGTATCAAATGTGGTATTTAAAGCAGAAGGATTAGGTGCACTTGAGTTTGATATAGTAATGACAGGGAAAAATTTTGAAACTACTTCTATTCCTTTTAGAGTTGAGAGAATTTCTACAGACTCATTTCTAAAATTTTTAGATTTAAAAAGTGATATAGAAAGAGCTGAAAAAATTCTATTAAATTTCATAGCATTTCCTGTTGAAGCAAGGGATAAAGAGTATTTTAATTTAGATATGGAAGCAATGACAAATATATCTACATTAATTGTGGACTTTCAACAAACTCCCTTTCTATACATTGAAAGCTTTAGAGAAACAAAGGCAGAATAAACAGAAATTATTTGACATAGCTTTTGAAAGTAAAGTTAATTATTTCAAAAAATCTTTAGAAGAATTATGTATAGAGGAAAGGATGCTTTTAGAAATAGCTTGGAATAATTATGCTGAAAGAAAAAATAAATAAGGAGGAGAAGTTAGATGTTAGAGCAGTTAGCACTAAGTTTTAAAGTTATAGGGAATGGCTTAGAAAGTATGAAAAAAATAGATGTACAACTAAGTACATTAAAAAATAAACTAAGTACATTTCAATCAAAACTTAGTAATTTTAGAAATAAAATAGGCTCTATCTTTAGTCAAATAAAGAATAAAATGACTTCTTCTATGAGTGGAGCTTTTTCAAGAATCAATAATGGTTTGAATAATGTTCGAAGAGGCTTTAAAAGATTTGGAAATTATGCTGTACAACAATTTGAACGAAGTAAACAAAAAGCCAATGGTTTAATGGGAGTCTTTAAAAAATTATTAGGAATGATTGCAGCAGGAATTACTATAAAAGCTTCAATAGATGGAGCAAGTAGTATGGAACAGTTTAGGAATACATTGGAAACTGTATTAAAAGATCCTAATAAGGCAAGGAAAAAATTAGCCTGGGCAAATAGATTTGCAAATAAAACTCCTTTTGAAAGTCAAGAAGTTGTAGAAGGGATGACTAAGTTACAGTCTTATGGGATAGAAGGAGACAGAATACTTAAAACTACAAATAGGACTTATCTTGAAATGATAGGAGATATGGCAAGTGGTATGGGAAAAAGCTTTGACCAGGCTATAGAAGCTGTTGCAGATGCTCGGACTGGAGAACTTGAAAGATTAAAAGAATTTGGAATAACTAAAAATATGATAGATGACTTTGGAAAAAGTCAAGGCATAGAGATTTTCAACAATAAAGGGCAAATTAAAGATATGGAATTATTTAATAAGACCCTATTTGAAATGATAAACTCAAGATTTGGTGGAGCAATGGAAAAACAAGCTAAAACTTTCAAAGGAGGACTATCTACAATTAGTGGTGCTTTTAAGTCTGGGCTTGCAACTTTAGCAGGAGTTAATGAGTTTGGAGATATTGTTGAAAATTCCCCTTTCCAAATATTAAAAGATAAAGTAATAATACCTTTTTCTGAACTTTTAGTAAAACTACAAGAAGATGGAACATTTACAAAATGGGCAGAAAATTTAGCAATTATTTTTCAAGAATTAATTTCTTGGGGAGAAAAAATAATTAAATTTATAGTGGACTGGAAAGAACTTTTAATTCCGTTAGTTTCAGCTCTTGCTGCATTATTTATTATAAATAAAGTAGTTGTTTTGATTGGAGCATTACAAACAGCATTAGCAGCTCTTTCTTTTAATCCTGTTATGTTAGGGATAGGAGCTGTAATAGCTATTGGAGTTTTATTGTACAGAAACTGGGATTTAATAAAAGCTAAATTTTTGGAATTTAAAGATTATCTTTATTCAAAAATACAAGATATTAAGAATTTCTTTATAGAATTAAAAAACAAAGTTGTATTAGCATTTTTTAGTATGATTGATTGTATCAAATCTTTTGGTGAAAAATTAAAGAATTTCTTCATAAAAATAAAAGATAAATTAAAAGCTTTTGGGTTAGCTTTATGGGAGCTTGGAAAAAAAATATTTATGCTTTTCAGTCCATTTGGTTGGATAATTAGGATAGGCAAGCTAATTATGGAAAACTGGGATTTAATAAAAGCTAAGTTTTCAGAATTAGGAAGTTATCTATATTCAAAGATATTGGATATTGTCAATTTTTTTGTAAGTTTAAAAGATAAAACAATAGATATATTTTTAAAACTTGTAGAAATGTTAAAAGGTGTGTGGGACACAATAAAATCCACAGCTTCAGCAGCATTTGACTTTATCTTAGATTATGTTAATCAGATATGGGAAAAAATAAAAGGATTCTTTTCAAATCTTGGAAGTAAAATAAAATCTTTACCAGGAATTAGAGTTTTCTTTAAAGAAGAAAAAGAAGGAGAAAAAACTAATATAGACGGAAGTCATAAGTCAGGACTAAGTTATGTTCCAAGAGATGGGTATATTGCAGAACTTCACGAAGGTGAAAGAGTTCTTACAAGGGAAGAAAATTCTAACTATAGAAAAAAAAGCTTTTTCAAAGGTGTTAAAGAAAAAATAGAAGCAACATTCAATCCAAATTTTGTAATAAATAATGATGAAAATGTTATAGAAAATAAAACAGGAAATGAAAATAATAATTTAGTTATAACAAATTCAAAATCAACAAGTAACTATAAAAATAATGGAAAAGCTGTTAATTTAACTATCCATTTTCATATAAAAGAAGCTTTAAAAAATGAAGTTGATTATAACAAAATAGCAGAAATGATAGTTGAAAAATTTGAAGAAATAGAGTTACAAGGAGAAATAGCTAGGGGGAATATTTAATGTTTTCTATAAAAGATTTAATGGGAAAAGCAAATAATTTTTTAAATTCTATTAATTCAGTTAATGGTAAAACAGGGAATTTAGTGAAAGAAGTTCCCCCTATAATCTTAGGAAATATAAATCTTGAATTAGTATCAGATATTAGTGAAAGTTATCAAAATGATGTTCCAGTTATTCCAATAGATGATGGAACACAAATTTCTGATAATATTTCACAAAACCCATTAACTCTTTCTTTTAAAGTTCAGCTTGCTGGAGATAATCATAAAGAAATTTTTGAAAAAATTCTACAAATGAGGGATAAAAGACAACTCGTAGACTTATATATGATTAAACTTTATAAAAATCTTGCAATAACTGGAATAGAGGTTACTATTGAATCATTATATTATATTGAGTTTACAATTTCTTTTGTGCAAGTACAAATTGCTAATATACAAATGATACCATCACCAAGTAAAAAAGCTAAACCAGTTGTTTCTAAAAAGACAAAAATAAAAACAAAAGCTAAAAAAGGAAGTATTTCTAAAACAAATGTTTCTAAGATAAATAAAGGAAATAATAGTTGGGAAGGAGATTTACAGAGTGAAAGTATTAAATTACCAAGTTCCTAAAAGAGGTAGAGAATGAAAATAACAATTTTGAAAGACTCTATTCCTTATTCAACAGATGTAACAATTAAAGATAAGACATACCAATTTGAATTTATTTTTAATAGTTATGACAGAAGAGTTTATATAAATTTATATGATATGGATGGAGTATTAATATATGCTAATGAACCAATTATGTTTGGGATTCCATTATGGTTTAACAAGCTTGTAGATGAAAAAGCTAATTTTAATCATAATTTTCCAGAAGTATATATAATTCCAAACACAATTGATAGAACAATTAAAAAGATTACTTTTGATAATATAGATGAAGTAGAACTTATAGTGGAGGATTAATTATGCAAACCTTTATTGCAAATAGACCTCTTTTTCCAAGAAATAGTTTTTTAGTTATAAATGATGTTAAGCTAAATGATCACAATAACAATGGACTAAAATTTACTGTTGAAGCAAAGAGTGGAGAAGAAGGGAAAGTAGGGACAGCTACTATAAAAATATATAATTTAAGTCAAGAAATAATTGTTGGTTCAGAGATAGAATTGTGGTTTGGTTATGACACTGATGTAGGTTATTACTCAAGGTATGAAGTAATAAAAAAGAAAACTATGAAAGAAGATGCTTCTTTTATACAAGAATTGATATGTTCTGAAAGGACTAAGAAAAGTAGTAAATTAGTATCTGTTAGCATAGATGGGAATGTAAAAATATCTGATGCTATAAAAGAAGTTGTAAAAAATATGGGACTTAATTTAATAAGTATGGAATTACAAAAAGATAAAACTTATACAAATGGCTATACATGCTATAATCAAGGCTTTAATGAGTTAAAAGAACTTGTGGAAGATTCAAATAGTAAGATGACTCTAAAAGGCGATGATTTATATATTTATACAGATAAACAAAATAATTATTCTATTTATTTAAGTTTTGAATCAGGGTTAATTCATAATCCTGAAGAAGTGGAAAAACAAGAGAAAGAAAGTAAAATTAATAAAAAATCTGACAATAAAAAAGAAGAAAAATGGGGAAAAGAAAAAAAGAAAAAAACTATAAAAGAAGGAAATAAATATGATTATTCAATAGAATGTTTTCCAATACACTATTTGAAAAAAGGAGATATACTTTATGTTTCAAGCGATAAATTAGAAAGTTTTGTTCAAATAGAAGAGGTTGATTTAAATTTAAGTGATGACTGGAATATGAAATTAGGAGTAAAGATAGTAAATGATGGAAGAAATAAAAATAATCTTAGTAAAAATTCAAAAAATTAGAAAAGGACGATTTGTAGATGCAATTCCTTTATTTTCACCAAATGGAGTTGCTTTACCAGTTTTAAGAAATGTTCCAGTAGCTCTTTTTGGTGATTCAAAAGATCATATAGATTGGAATGTAAAAGAAGGAGATATAATGCCTTATTTTGTACTAACTTATGATATTTCTTCTTACATTAGCCAAGCTTCTTTAGAAAATATGGATTCTAATAGAAGAAATAATCTAAACAACGGATTTATATTACCTTTTACCATTCCTAATATGACAGAAAATTTACAATTTCCTGAAGATATAAGAATAATTGGAAATCGTTTAGAAAAAGGAAATATTGATTTAACAGGTGATTCAACTCAAAAAGGAGATGTAAATATAACTGGGAATACGAATCAAACAGGAAATACTACTCAAACTGGGAATATACAAACAACTGGATCAATATCTGCTATGGAAGATGTCCAAGCTGGGGACAAGAGTTTGAAGAAACATAGACATAAGGGAGTTACTTCAGGAAATCAAACTTCAGGAGGAGTTGTATAATGAAAGCTCTTAAAATGAATGAGGGAGATATTGTTTTTGGATATGTTACTGAAATTGATGAATTTTGGCAAAGAGTAGTAAATTCTTTAAAAATCTATAATATTGAATGTTTTTATAATGAAAGTTTAGGTTTAGATATAAAGATGATAGATGAACAAAAAATATCAATTTATAAGCTAGAACACATAACTTCAAAATTAAAAGAATGGTATAAAGATGAGATTGAATCAATAGAATATGAAATTATTTCAGAGAAAGGAAGAACACTTAAAGCAATTTTAAAAATAACTTATAAAGAATATAGTAAATTAGAAAAGGAGGTAATAATAAGTGGAAAAGCTAGAAACTAGAGGTTTTAATGGACTTATGGAAATGGCACAACAAGAAGCACAGAAAAAAGAAAATTTTGGTTCAGACTTTAATGTTTCTGATACAGGAGATTACTACAAACTAATAGCTCCTTTCATTTATTTATGTACTTACTTAGAGGATAAAATAATTTCTGTTGCAAGAGGACTTAATATTTACACAGCACAGGGAACTGAACTAGATAATTTATTATATTTTTTTCCTAGAAGGCTAGGAGCAAAATCTTTCTTAAGATGTAGAATTACAGCAACTCAATTTGTTGATGTTTCTGAAAGGGAAATATTAATTCAATCAGAAAATGGGGTGAAGTTTGAAAATATTGAAGCTTTTGAAATAGATTCTTCAAAAACTAAATTAATAACCTTTCAAAGTGTGTTCGAGGGACAGAATTCTAATATTCAAAAAAATAAAATTGAAAAGGTTTTGAAAGCTCCAGCTTATATTATAGATGTACAAAACTTAGAAGTAGCAGAAGGTGGATTAGATGCAGAAACTGACTATGAATATTTAAAAAGATATTTGGCAGTAAATGGGGCAGGAGATTGGAATTTACAGCCTGTCTTAAATGCAATAAGAAAGCTACAAGGTGTAAAAAGTGCAAATGGAATTAGAAATAATACATTAGTTACTGATAAATATGGAGTTCCAGCAAAATCTATTTGGATAGTTGTAGATGGAGGAATTAAAGAAGAAATTGCTCAAACAATTTATAAACATATACATACGCCAGATACAAAAGGATCTATTGAAGTAAAAGTTCCAACTTCTGTAACTAATCATGAAGAGTTAATTAGATTTGATAGACCACAAGAAGTAGAAATAGAATATAACTTGATTATTAAAAGTCCTGATGAACTAAAAATAAATAATTTATTAAAAGACTATATAAATAATTCAGGGCTTGGTGCTTTACTTTCACCAGGAGCATTTTTATCTGAATGGATGTGTGGGAAAGGCTTTAAATACACAGACTTTGAATTAAAATTTAGAAAGAAAAATACTCTTGAATGGAAAATATCACTTCAATTAGAGTTTAACGAGATTCCTAAAAAAATCTAGGAGGAAATATGATAGATGAAGTAATTGAAGGATTACCTTTGCACTTTCAAAAAGAAAATAACATAAAAATTTATAAGACATTAGAGCCTGTCATTTCATATATTGACAGTTTAATTGAAAATTTAAAAAATCAAACATCTCTTCTTAAATGCAGTGGAATTTTTCTTGATTTTATGGGAGAACGATACGAAGAAAAGAGAAACTTAAGGGAAGATGAAGAATATAGACAAGCTTTAATAATAAAGAAATTAGCATTAGAAGGTTTTCCAAATACTGAATTTTTGTTAAACATAACAAGGGAATTAACAAATAATGAAGTTACAAAAATAGAAACAAGATATAAAAATGAAGTTGCAAGTCAGTTATTTAGGTTAAACATGATTGACAAAATTAAAAATGTTAATCTAATGCCTGATCTCAACAAAATTTGTGAAGCTGGAGCGAAAATGTATTGGGATTTAGAAATCATTAATAATTTTTCTGAGATTAGGAGTTTTAGTTTAATTGAAAATATAAAGAAAATTGAAATAAAAGCAGATTTTAATCTAAATCAGACTATGAAAATAACTTCAGAATTAAATATGAATAATTCAATAGGTTTTAATAAAATTATTGAAATTAGGGGGTAAAAATGAGCTATTTTAAAGCTTTAAAGTTGACAAAAAAAGGAGAACAGTTACAAGCAAAAATTAATGGAAATCTATCAGAAACATTAGTTTTTACAAGAGCTAAATTAGGAGCAGGAACTATTACTTCTGAAGATGAAATAAGGTTTTTAACAGATATAAAAGAAATGTGGGGAACTGCAAATGTAAGTAGTTGTAAGATTGAAGGAGAAGACAAAAATAGAGTTGCTTTAGAATTACAGTTTTCTAATGCTGAATTAGTAGAAGATAAAATTTTTAGAGAAATTGGACTTTTTGCAAAAGGAAATGATAATGAGGAAATATTGTATGCTTATGCAAACGCTGCTGATAAGTACGATTATATACCTCTTATGAAAGATAGTCCTCATTCGTTTATTATTGTAATTTCTTTTATTATAGCTAGTGGAACAAAAATAGAGGCAAACATAGATTTAAATAGCTATATATCTTTAAAAAAATTTAATGAAGAAATGGCTAAAAAAGCTAATAAAACTGATAGAGCAAGTACAGAAGAATACGGACTTACAAAATATGGAACAGAAGAGGGAACATCACTAGAAGGAAATAAGTTTGCTCAAATGACTGGAAAAGATTATGGTGGAATTTTAAATATTGCTGGGCAAAAGGAAGCAGGAAAAGCATACTGGGATAATAATACAAAAAAGCTATATATTTGTAAAAATAATAATAATGATATATCACCAAACGTTAACAATTATGTTCCGTTTGACTCCAACTCACTTTTGGAGAGATTGGAAAATTTAATCAAAACTGATACCTATGGAGCTCAAAATGGTGGATATTTTGAGTTGTTTAATAGAATTATTGTTTATGGAAGCTTTAACTATATTTTTGGAACAAGCTCAATTCAAAATTTTGAAATTAGAGAAAGCATCCGAAACTGGGAAAATGCAAATGTTATTTGTTCCTGGAGAGAAGTTAATCTGAATTTGACTAATACAACAGTTTCGGCATTAATGACCTCTCCAACAACACTTTCAATAAAGTCAAATATAGTTTCAAGTGGAAGAGGTACAGTTTCTTACTTAATAATTGCTAGAATTTAAATTTTACTTTAAAAAAGTTGTTAGTTGCCCCATAAATGTATTTTTAAGAGGTACTTGATTATCAGTAGAGTTAACCATTAAAACATTGTTAACCAAGCTAAATTGTCCACTACTTCCATTATTTCCTGTTATAGCTGTTGCTGTATTATAGCAATCATAAGGTAAATTACATTTATATGTAGTTCCATAATTTAATTTTTCTGTACCAGATGTATATGCAGCTATAAGAATTAAACTACCATACTGAAATATAGTAAATTTAACTCCAGCAGGAGTTGAATACATTTCTTGAATTTTAAAAGTTGACAAATTTTCCAATCTATTCACTTTTATATAAAATGTACCTAATAAAAATTAGGAGGTGCATTATGGAAAGAATAATGTTAGAAAATTTAAAAAAAGAAAATGTTGAAATTTACTTGGAGTATTTGGAAAGTTGTAAGGCTAACAATTGGGATACATGGGGAACTACTTATAAAACTTATACTTACAATTTTAAATTGTTTTTGACTTGGCTTGAAAACACTTATAAAAATAGGTATTTATTAGGAAAAGATACTTTAAAAGATATGCCTTCAATCATAGAAAAATATAGAAATCATTGCAGGAATTTAGGAAATAGTAAGAGAACATTAATGAATAAAGTAACATCAATCAGTAGTTTTTATTCATGGTGTGTAAGAAGGAATAAGATAAAATTTCATCCATTCACAGATAAATTAGATAAGTTAAAATTTACAGATAAGGATAAAGTTAGAAAAAGTTATTTTTTAAATACAGAACAAATATTAACAGTTAGGCTTTTTATGAAGTTTCAAAACAAAAAATATGATATTCAAGACAGGATTTTATGGGAACTTTTTTTAGATAGTGCTTGCAGAATAAGTGCTATTCAAAATTTAAGAATAGAACAACTTAGGCTAGAAGATGGATTTTTTGAAGATGCAAAAGAAAAAGAAGGGTATATTGTGAATGTATTTTTCTTTGATAAATGCAAAGAATTATTGCAAGAATGGATAAAAATAAGATCAGAAAAGGGTATTAAATCAGAATGGCTTTTTATAACAAAATACAAAAAAGCATATAAAAAAATGAGTCAAGGGGCTATAAGGCAAAGAATTAAAAAAATGGGAGTAATTTTAGATATCTCAGATTTATACCCTCACACACTAAGGAAGACATCTATAAATTTAATAAACAATCTTGGTGGTTTAGGGCTTGCTTCTAGTTATGCAAATCATGTAAGTAGTAGTGTTACAAGTAAACATTATATACAAAAAGCAAGTCCAGTAGAAATAAGAAATTCACTTATTTTACAAAGAAAAAAGCTGGGAATATTTTAGAAAGGAGAAACAATGAATAATGTAATAAACTTTTATAAAGGTATAGAAAAAGTATATTCTGTATATGCCAATAATATAGATGATGTGAAAAATAATCCGTTAAGTTACTTTCCTGAGTATACAGAAAATATGGTAATAACAGATAAAGAATTTCAATATCCTATTCAAGATGAAAATGGGCTTAGAGAAATGACGAGAGAAGAAAAAGCTAAACAAGGTATAGAAATTCAACTTGAAGAGGGAGAAATATTAAAAAATAAAAAAATTATTAAAATTGAAAGACCTTCAAAATATCATCAATGGATGAACAATAAATGGGAAATAGAATTAGAAACTGTTAAGGAAAAAATAAGAAATATTTTTAAACAAGAGTTACAAAGTAAAATATATTCAGACTTCAACTATAAGTCGTATGTTTTTCAAATGGGAGCTTCAGATATCCCAAATTTTGAAAGAGTAAAAATGGCTTTAGATATAGTTGAGAAAGAACAGGATGTAAAAAAAATCATAGATGTCTTAAAAGAATTAGATTCAAACTTAGCAACTGAGGTAAAAGCAAAAGTTCAAAGTAAAGAAATGACAAAAGAATTATTAATATCAATTGTAGAAAATTTTAAAACTGGTTGGAGATTAAAAGACAATTCTGTCTTAGAAGTAACATATAAAGAAATAACAAACATTTTACTTCTATGGATATTTAGAAGTAGTAAATTTAACAATGAATACAATGAGATAAATGAATTAATTAAAAAGTCTAACGCAGTTGAAGAATTAGAAGCAATTGAGTGGAAATAAAAGGAGGAAAAAATGGGAAAGTTCAGTAAAAGAAGTTTAGACAATCTTGCAGGGTGTCATCCAGATTTAGTAAAAATAGCAAATCTTGCTATACAGAGAATTGATTTTACTATAATTGAAGGACATAGAACAGCAGAGGAACAGAGAAAAAAAATTAAACAAGGTTTTTCAAAAATAATGAATAGTAAGCATTGTGAAACACCTAGTAGAGCATTTGATTTTATTCCATATCCATTTAAACAAGAAGATTGGAATGATACAGAAAAATTTAATGAAATTGGAGAAGTTCTTTTAGAATGTGCAAAAGAATTAGGAATAAAAGCAAGGCGTGGAGCAGATTGGAACTTAAATGGAAGTACAAAAGATGAAGTTCAAAGAGGAAGTTATGATGGACCTCATTTTGAATTATTATCTGATGAAGAATTTAAAAAAATCAAAAAATAGGAGGAATAAAAATGGATAAACAATTATTATGGAAAGTATTGGAAACATTGGTAGCAGGGGTAGTATATTTTATATTAAAATGGAGATACAGAGGAAAAGAAGCTGTTGTAAAAGAAGTAGTAGCAGCTGAGGTTAGTTT